TAAACTGTTTTACAAGTGGAGGTTTTTGTTCAAACATTTCAGCTAGTATATTTGTTATTTCTCTAATACTAGATGCTTTCATTTTCATAATTAGATCTCCTCTTATTCCACAAAATATCTCTATCATTTTGACAGCTAAAAAAGTTTCATCTTCATTATTAGCTTGTATATTTAAATACTTTTGGTATTGTTCTAAAGAAATTTCTTTTAATGAATCTGGAACTAATATTTCTACTTTCATATTAATATAACGAAAAAATAAAAAGTTTTAGAAACTATTGAATTGCATACCTCCCAAAGTTAGGTTTACTTAATACACTATAGGCAGCATATCTTACAGCATCAATTAAATGATTGTTTTTATCTTGAGGAATATTAGTTAATTTTCCTGATTTATCTTCTAGCCATTTATAGTTCCTAAATTCTTGTATAGCATTATTACTATCACTTGTAATAAACAATTTATATCTTTTTAAAAGATCTATTCCTGCATTTATTGAATCTCTACCTTTTACACTTGGTCTAATATTCCAACCCATCCTCCTCAACTCATCTATTAATCTAGGTTCTGCACTATCAAAATATATTTGTTCTCTTTTAATATTTTCTTCTTTTAATTTATTATGTATATCTATAGTTGTCATCATTGTTCTATAGAGGTGTTCCTTTATATATAAATTATGATCTTTAGTATAGATGCTTACTAATGTAGTTGGATCATTTGTATATCCTGCATCTCCTCCGTATGATATAAATTTGGCATCTTCAGGTATTTCGTTACATTCATAATATTTAAATATTGTTGCCTTGCTTGTTGCTTTAAGTCCTAATCCGTATATTTGCCAATACTGTTCATCTGTTTCTTTTAATCTTTCTATTTCTTCAATTATACTTTGTTCAATAAATGGATTATCTTTATATGTAGTTATGTAAAAATCGCAATCATCTCTAGTTAATACTTTGTCATATATCCAATGGTATTCATCTGAAGGGTTATAATCTACAATAGTTTTTTCTTGAGTTCTAAATATTAATTGTTGCCAATCTTCATAATGTAATTCGTTTGCTTCATTTACAAATAACAAATTTCTTTTACGCCCTCTAATTTTTTGTGATTGATCTAATGCTACAAATTCAACAAGATTTCCAAATAAATAATATTCTGAATTAGATTTATTATGATATATTTCACTATATAGAGTATGTGATTTTAATATATCTAAAAAATCTCTCATTACTGTTGCTCTTAAACTAGGAAAAGATCTTCTACAAATAGTAATGATTTTGTTGGAATGTTTAGTACAATATTCAAATATAATCCAAAGGAGGATATTATAAGTCTTTCCAGATCTTGTTCCTCCTTGTTCTACAATTATTTTTTTATTGCTTTTAAGAAGATGTTTATAAACAATATTAGTCTTTATCTTCTGTTTTGTCAATTATCTCAATTTGAAAGTTATTAGGCATACCATCTGCTCCTGTTATTTCTTGGCGTTCTATATAACCTCGCTTCTTACCCTTTGTTTTTAAATAAAAGATTGTTGCTGGTGTTGAGTTTTCAGATATTTGTTTATGTAGTTGTGATTCAGCAAAGTCCAATGCTACATTTTGTAAATCATCTACTTGCTTTTTAAATTCTTTATCATTATTATACCATTCATAATAAGTAGTTCTTCCTACTCCTACTTTTTTACAAGCTGTTGTAACAACACCTAAAGATTTCTCTAATGCTTCTAATAATGCTTTTTTATGGTGTTCGGTTTTGTTCATTTTAATTTCATTTCAAAATTAGCTGTTATTCTATTTTCAGAACTTATTTTAGTCATTCCTGTGGCTTTAGTTGCTTTTTGTGGTTTACTTCTACCAAATCTTCTACATATCCAATCTTGTGATTTTTTTAAAGCATAAATTAAACTAGGTGCAGATGTTGTAATTGTATATCTATATTTATTTTTTTTATATATTTTTCCAATTTCATTTAAAAATCTAATTCCAAATCCAGCACCTTGATAATCAGGTAAAATTACTAATCTATGAACTTTTTTTAAATTATGGGCTGTAGGATGAGGGAAATGTAATACACTTAAAAACCCTGCTATTTCATCATTTATTGTTGCAATATAAACTCTTGCAGCATTATTATGTATATGACTTAAATAATGGTATTTAGCAAACATTCTCCAAATTCTTTTATTTCTTGTTTCGTAGATCTTAAATTTAATTTTTGGTCTATTTTTTTTTTGCCCTTCAAGTAAATGAAAGGACATATTATCTGTATTAAAAACCCAATCTGGTAATAACCAATCTTCTACATCATAATGACAACCAACAGCTATAAATTTTTTATTAGTTTTTCTTATTGCTTTTTGTATTGCAAAACTTCCTATTTTAGCTACATTTCTATCTAATACACTTGTAAATTCATCAAAAACAAACATTTCTTTTTTTTCTAATATTGCTCTTGCTAAATCGGCTCTCATTTTCTGACCATTTGATAAAACTTTATAAGACTTTAACCAATCAGGAGGACTTGAAAAACCAACGGAATTAAATGCACTGGTAATTTCAGAAACAGAACAATTTTCAGGCATATCATCTAAAATTGAATTATTAGAATATTCAAATTTAGTTACATAAAAATCTTTAAATAATTGTTTAGCTATTGTTGTTTTTCCACTTCCACTTTTTCCTACTATTAAACCAATTTGCCATTCATTAGGTAAATTTATATTACCCTTAAATCTTTCTATAGTTTTATTACTTTGTAAATCAAATTTACCTATAACAGAAGATACTCTAAATGATAAATCTGCTTTATTATTTTTTATAATGTCAAAATGCGGCATATATATCCTTTATTTAGAAATTCATTATATAATTTTTCTTGTTCTTGTTCATTTTTTAATTCTATTTCTACTCTATAAGAATTTTGTATCTTATCTGATAAATCTTTTAATTCTATTGATTCTTTATTAAAAGGAAAACCATCTAAACCCCAATCTGCTAATTCTGGTTGATCCCATTCATTAGCTAAACTATCCCAATCCCATTCTCCAAAACTACTATTATCTTTTATTATAAATTCTTGTTTTTGATCTTCTGTCAGATCATCTGCTTGTATAACATATACCTGTTTAAGCCCTGCTTTTACAGCAGCTTTATATCTCATATTACCACCAAGAATAACATTGTTTTCATCTACAACAATAGGTCTTAATTGTAACATTTTTGGAAATTCCCTTATACTTTTAACTAATTTATTAAATTTATAATCTTTAATTATTCTAGGATTATTAGGGTTGTTTTTTATTTTTTCTACTTTAATCCTTATGGGTTTCATAATTATATAACGTTAATTTTCAATATTTTATTTCAATACTACAATCATACTATCGTGCATACCTGCTTTATCTGTAACTTTTTCTCCAAATGTATTATATCCAATAAATTTTACTCTGCCTTTTATAAATCTTATTTCTTTTTTGTTTGGTAATATGTAATCGTGAAATAGTTTAGTGCTTGTAGATACAGGTAAAAGTAAAACACATACTTTGCCTTTGTTAGCTTCTTCTATTGCTTTTTTTACAAATGCTTCTTTAAGTTTTCTACTATAAGGAGGATTAATAAAGTTTCTTTCTTTCCAATCTATTTCTAGTCCATTCCATTTATTCGTATCGTGGTTTATTGGACAAGGATCAAAATTAAAATCAAATTCCTCATTTAATTTGTCGTAAAGTTCTTTGGGTGTTTCCCAATTATCACTATGCTTTAAATTTCTATTTTTCATCTTGTTTAACAGGTAATTTTTCTACAATAGTTAATAAACTATCTACATATTTATCCTTCAAATGATTTATCTTATGTGATAATATAACTCTTTTTAAATTATTTCCTTTATTCCCTTTAATATTATTTGGATGTTTTTTAGTAATATAAACTAATAAATTTTCTATATCAGGATTATATTTTTTATACATTTCAAAATTATTAAGAGAGTGCATTGCTGTTGCGTGGTCATAATTTTTTCCCTTTGCTATAAAATAATCTTTTATTTGATGTAAAGTCATATTAAATTGATTTCTTAATATAAAACATAATAAGGATCTATATTCTGCGTGAGGTCGTGTTCTTTTATTTTCAAATATATCTATTTCTGTTTGTTCTTTAATTAGTGTTGCTATTTTATTTGCTTCTTTCATATTTCTCTAATTCAAAGGTTAAATGATCTATTGCTTTTTGTATATCTTCTGTTGGTGTTTTGTGTTTTTTATATGCTCTTAATATATAGGTTACTGCTGTTCCTAAATGATAATTCAAATTAAAATTATCTACTACCTGTTTTGCAGTATAGCCATATTCTCCATTGTAATAATCAGGTGTTTTTACTTTTGTATTTTTTAACATAATTTGTTTTTATTTCTAAAAATATGAAATTGTATTATTGTTTTTCTATTATATCTGCATTGCCTACATACATCTAATATTTTTTTTTTATTTGATGTAAATATAATAAATCTTTTATTGGGTAATTTTTTATTACAATTGGCACATATTATTTCTGTCATAATGTACCTTTTATGCAGTAACTATCTAGATCTGCCCCGTTAATAAAAAATGTTTCAAATGTTTCTAGTGCCTTTAATACTTTTTGTTTACCATCATTATAAAATTCTTCTGATACATCATAAATACCAATATCACAAGAGCTTTTATCGACTGCAATAAACTTAAATTCTTCATAAGGTTTACTAAACAACTCACAATATATATAAACCTGACATTGATATAAATATTTTCGAGCTGAATAGGGGAAGGCTTTTAAATCGCTTGTTGTTTTCAGATCAATAATTCTATAACTATCTAATACATCAGCTTTACCTCTAAATGCGTAACCTCCTATCATTGCTATTGCAGGAACTTCAAAATTACAATCAGTAATTAGTTGTAGTGCGTGTTCATTTCTTAAAAAAGCATCTGCTAATCTTTCTGCTTGATGTTTCTCTTTTATAGTAAATACTTTTCCGTGTTCTTCTTTAGCAAGTTTATATGCTTTCGTGTTTTTGCTTTGAACATCTACAAATATTTGAGAATTAAAA